CTTCACCGAAGAGACCGTGGATCGGGTATTTGCGTGGATTTTGGATGAGGTAGCCAAGGCAGGCTATCTGTCTCCCAAGGCCGTCTTCATTGACGGTACTCACATCAAGGCCAACGCCAACACGAAGAAGCAGATGAAGGAACAGATCCCAGCGGCTGCCAGGCACTATGCAAAAGAATTGATGGAAGAGGTCAACGCGGATAGAGAGGCGCATGACAAGAAGCCCTTTGATGATGACAACGATCCTCCGGCCTCTCCTAGGAAGCACAAAGATAACACCTCTAAGAAGAAGCTGGCCCGCAGGAAGAAGCAAGGCTTTCGTACCGTAACGAAAAGCGTTACGGACCCAGACTGCGGCTTATTCGTAAAGGGAGAGCACAAGCGGCAGTTCGCCTATGAGGCGCATACCGCCTGCGACAAGAACGGTTTCGTGCTGGAAACAGTCGTGACACCCGGCAATGTCCATGACAGCGTGGCCTTTGATGAAGTTTACGACAAAGTAACGGAAAATTTTCCACAGGTAGAGGCCGTTGTGGCCGATGCTGCATACAAAACGCCTCATATCTGCAGGAAAGTGTTCGGCGATGGCAGAGTCCTTTCCACAGCCTACAAGCGCCCGCAAACCGTGAAGAATGGACACGAGTGGTGGAAGTATGTCTATGATGAATTCTACGACTGCGTGATATGTCCCGAATACCAGCCCTTGAAATACAGCACCACGAACCGGGATGGATATAGGGAATACAAGAGCGATCCGAATATCTGCGCGGCCTGTCCGACCAGAGAACGGTGTACGCATTCCAGGGGCTGTATCAAAACGGTGCAGCGGCATATCTGGAAGGACTATGAGGAATTGGCGGACGATGCCAGATATACGCCTGCGTACGCACAGCTCTATAAGCGCCGAAAAGAAACCATTGAACGGGTCTTCGCGGACGCCAAGGAAAAACACGCGATGCGTTATACACAATACAGAGGCTTGGCTCAGGTGACGAACTGGGTGAAGCTTAAGTTTGTTGCCATGAACTTGAAAAAGTTGGCCACATGGAAATGGAGGGACCTGTTGTCCTTGTTTCGCTTTGCTGTTTTTTCGCTCATATATGTTCGAGACCCAGTCTGCTCCTGAGTGCAGACCGGGTTCCTCGACAGACTGAAAACAGAGCCGCAGCCGCGGCTCTGTTTTTTTTTTATTTTTTACGCGATCTTGCCCTTGCTTTGCAAGCGGATGCGGTCGGCGATCATGGCGATGAACTCCGAATTGGTGGGCTTGCCCTTGGTGTTCCCAAAGGTAAATTATGCCCAAAAGAATCCCCCCGCCTTACGACGGGGGTGTTCTTATTTTTCGAGCTTCCGCATCACGCTGTTGTACACGCGCTCGTTTACGATTTTCAAGCTGTCCATCAGCTCGTCCATGATCTCCCACGCCTTGTCCGGTGAAACATCTGCCACTGCGCGCAAAAAATCGCTGTCGCCGTAGCTGCCTACCGTTTCAGACGCATAGGTCTTGACCGGCGCCGGAGCTGCCGAATACAACATTGGCCTTTCCGGTTCTTTGGGCGCGTTTTGATTTTGGATGATGTACAACGCCGCCAGCTTTTGATAATTGGGCCAGCTCGATTCCTCCGTCTCAAGCCGCGATATCCACAGATTGACCTCGTTTTCGTCGATCAAGGGGACGCACCCCCTTTATTCCTCCATCAGGCTCGCGGCACGACGCAGCGCTTCCTTTACGCGGTCGTCGTCCGTCTCGCGCATCATGTCGTTGATCTGCTCGCGCAGGTGCTCCATGCTGTCGGCGCGGCTATAGTGCCCGCGGACGTAATGCGTGCCGCGGCGAGCATAGGAGCTGCCCCTGCCGTAAGTGCCGCGCATATCGGCCTGCCAGTCGCCGCCGCGAGAATACTCACCGTCGCGGGAATAATCGCCATCGCGGGAATAGCGACGCGAATAGTCTCCGTCGCGAGAGTAACCGTCGTTCTCCATCATCTCGATCTTGTCGATGTTCTTGATGGTGTCGGTCAGCTTGTGCGCGATCTCAAGGTCGCCCGCGCCCAGGTCGCCCTTACGCGCCAGCTCGTCGAGTTCGTCGCACAGCATATTGCGAAGCTCGTACATTGCTTTCTTACTCATGTCCATTCTCCTTTCACGCGATTCTCTCAACCGTCAGGTTCGAGTTGGCGAAGTTGACGGCCTGAGTGCTGGTGTTTTCCATTGCGACCGTCAGGCAGCAGCCTTTCGGGACGCAGACCTGTGCGGAAACATAAATGTTAAAGTAGTTTTCTACCGCCGCAGGCGTGACAGTCGCCGTTGCACTGGTCAGCGGCTCTCCGTTGATGGCAAGCGCCGCCGTGATGGCCTCAACCGTTCCTCCGGTGGGAATGGCGATGTTTCCGCCAAAGGAGACCCTAAACAGGGCGCGGTTTTGATTGGTGAGGCCGCGCAGCGTGACAATGCCGGCGCCCTGGCGATGCACGATACAGGGCTTGCTATTGACCGCCGTTTCGATCAGGGGAACGTTCTGCCCAGCAGCAACGGTCTGAATTGCCGCAGAAGTAAATTCTGCCATTAAAATCATTCCTTTCTAAAGGGGTCGATTTCGACCCGGTTAAAATAAGCGGCGGAGCTATTGCCCCGCCGCGTTGTTGTCAGTATCGGCACGGGGCCGACCATTTTGTTGACGTCAACAAAATCGCCAACAAAAAGCTATGCTATGCAGTTGTCAGCAGCCGCAACAGGCAAACTGGTTGCAGCAATAGGGGTTCTGCACCGTGTAGGCCGGAATGGGAGAGGGGCGCAGCTGCGAGACCAGATAGCTGTTCTGCGCCGCCTGACTTGCCGCCAGCTTCAAGCCCTGGTTCTCAGCCTGGAGGTCAGAGAGCTTGCTCTGCGTCAGGAAGTCGAGGATCGCGCGGCTGTTCTGGTTGTTCGCGTCAATAATGTCGCGTGTGGCGTTCTGCACGGTGTTGCGCGTGTCGCACGCCTGCGTCGCCATGTCGTAGCGCACCTGGGCGATAGCCGCTCGGTTTTCGCAGCCATTATGTTATCGTAAAAGCTCTTTATCCTTTACTTCTCACGGTTTCCTCGTGAGTTCAGACTATATCTTCACCCTCCGTTACGGTAGGGGTCGGGCACTCGTGTCAGGATTATTGGTTTCCGTCCTCACCTGTTAGTCGTTGAACCTTCCGGGATACTTTTATCGGAATTCTCCCGGCTTGGCTGCTGATTGTCATATTTGCAAATGTACTTTGTGTTTTTTCTTGTCCCGTTCAAATATGGTGTAAGATACCCAGGCTTAAAACCAAGTGCTTTTTCTGCCGCTGCTTTTGATTCGTACCAAATTCCATTTACGATGATCGGCTTTTTGTTTTTCCATCCAGAGTTATGCTTTTCAAATGTCAGCTCTCTTGTCTCATCTTCGTACCGGCATTGAATGCCATCTGGGGCAAATCCATTTTGCGCCCAATGAAACACAGATGAATTTGAAACATTAAGCATTCGTGCTACATCTATTGCACTCTCGTATCGTTTTCCATCATAAATGATTGCACGGCATCCGCCTCTGTTATATCTCCCCATAGACGGTTGAATTTGTGGTTCGTCTTTGTATCGGCAAAGTTCTCCGTGGGAGTTTATCCCCTTTTGACACCAGCGTTTGATGGTATCGTGCGGAACATCGTATCGCTCCATAGCAGATTTTACAGAAGCGTACTCTTCACCGCCGATAACAACTGGGCGAGACTTAGCCCTTGCCACAGCTTTAGAAACCTTTTTGTCTTTCATCGGATTTTGCGTTTTCATTCTTTGGCGTTGTGTTTCAGACTTCATGACATTTTTGGTGGAATACTCATTCCGTCTTTCTTTGTTCCACCATGAAGTCGTGCCGCCTGCTCCGCCTTCGTAAATATTGCAAACGCACTGGCCGATTGCTTTTAATTCTGCAATTCGTTCATGTTCGTAAGAAAAAGCATCTTTCTCTTTCTCAAATTCTTTTATAATTCTGCTGTCACACTCTTGCCTTTTTATAAAATCATTGAAAAATTTATTATGCTTTCTTACCTTAAACCTTCTGCCAGTTCCTTTCCCAACATAAAAGATTTCATCGGTTTCAATAACAAACCACTCATAAACATAGTACATATAATTTACCTCCGCAATTTCTATAATGATTATACATTATATTTGTGCGAAAGTAAATTGCAAACTTAGATTTTCCAGCAATTCACCCGATTGCCAGCGCGGATTACGCCGCGCAAGTGCCTACTGCTTTATAACTATCAAAGGACAGCAAGGACTTTAAGCCGTCTTTGACCTTTGTAAAGAGTTTCTTTAAGCACTCCTGGTTCTGCATCTGCATGGCGTTGAGCTGCTGCATCAGCGCCGCCTGCTGGTTTGCGCGGGACAGCTCGGACTGTGCAAAGCCGTTTGCCATCGCCATGTTAGTGCCGTTGACAAGCTGCGCCTGCTGGTAGAATCCGTCGCAAAGACCCTGATTTACACTGTCGATCTTGCGCTCGACATTGGCAAAATCAGAGGTCAGCACATAGCCGTCGACCACGCCGCCGGAATTGCCGCCGTTGTTGCCCCAGCCATTGCCGCCCCAGCCGCAGAAAACAAACAGGAAAAGAATGATGATCCACCACGCGCCATCACCGCCGAAGCCGCCAAAGCCGCTGTTCATCATGCCGGTTGGCGCAACAGGCATAGTGGCCTGAACGCCGCCGTCAGAAAGAGACATAGTATCACTCCTTTGAAAAATTTTTATTCATCAAATCGTGGCCACGATGTTGATTTATGTTGATGATTACTGCATCAGGCTTTGAAACTGCTTCGCCATCTGTTGCAGCTGGTTCAACTGCTGCTGGTTGAGCCTACCGCTCTGCAAGAGCTTTTCGACCTCCGCTTTGGGGTCGCCCTTGAAATTTGCTTTGAACTGGTTGAACTGCTGCACCATCTGCATAAAGCCGTTTCCTCCGCCGAGCGCACCGAAAAAGGGGTTACTCATCGTCCTCGTCCTCCTCGACCTTACGCTTCTTCTTGCTCTTTATTTCGCCCACAAGCGCCGCCAGACGGTCGAACTCCTCGCGGGTGACAAATTCCGTACACGGCTTTTGCGGCGCGTTAGAGGGCGTTTCTGCGCGTTCTACGAGGTCGTAAATCTTGAGCGTCGGTTTTCCGCTTGCATCGGACTGCTTGAGGTACACGGTGGGAGCGGTGGAATCCCACAACGCTACGGCAGAGTTGGGCGCGATCAGGTATCCTCTCGCCTCCTGCTCGCTGCTCACCCATTGCACGCCGCCGGTCGCGACAGGATTTTGCGGCACGGGAGGCGGAGCGGGCTGCATCATCTGCTGCTGCCGCATTTGCATAAGGTTATCCGGCATCGGCTGTGGATAATAAGGGTTTTGATAGTACGGATTAAAAGCCATGTCATTCAGTCTCCTTTACCCAAAAATAGAGCACAGTCTCATTGCTGCTGTCCCATGAATCAAAGATCGTCCCGTCCTGCACGCACACCACATGGCCGGACAGGGCTAAAATGTATGTGCCTGCCGGATGCTCGTCCGCAAACTGCCCGACGGTGTAACACAGAGGGCAGGTGTCCGGCACGATGTAGCGCCGATAGCCGAGGGAGTGCAGATACGCGCCCCAGGTCGCGTTGGCCGACGGCATGTCTCCGTCCAAATAGCCTTGTATGGCGAGCGCGAGATACGTTTCGCCCCAGTCTTTTCCGGTCGCTTTGGAGATTGCCCGAACGGTGCAGTCGCCCACATTCTTGCCATAAGGCGACGGATTATAATAGCTATACATGGAGCAGCTCCGCGAAGAAGACGTAGGTGCGCAGCTCATCCGGCTCGGGGAACAGCACCAAAATATCCCTCGCCATCTGCTCGGTGAATCCCAATGCCAAAAGCCGTTCGTACATACAGCGCACCTCCTTTTCTGCCTCTATGGTACAAGAAAACCCCTTTCCCAAAGTGCCGGAAAAGGGGATGAAAAGTGTACGGCGAAATTCGTCGAACGATTGCGCTTGCAAATTCTGACGGAATATGCTATTTTTGTCACGACGTGCTCCATGCGTCATTCATACCCCCCATAAAGGAAAAGAGCCTCACCGTTTGGTGAAGCTCTTTTCCTATTCAAAGACTTCCGATGCGATTTTGCGGTACGCCTTTCGGCGATACTTTTTGACCGTATCCGGCGACAGATTCATTTCAAATGCCACCTGTACGCAGGAGCGGCCCCGCACGTCGCACTCGACGAGGCACGCCATTTCGTCGGGTGGAAGCTCAAAAGACCGAATGTATGCCACGGCCCGCCGCGGGGCCATAGAGGATAATTTTGCGCGGATCGCTCGGTGCTGCTTGTCCATGCTGTGCGCCGGGGCTTGCAGAGCGCTCACGCGAGGGGAGGCATGCCTCCCGCCCGTTTTCCTTTCGTTATTTTAGAATTTTTTCGAGATATGCGTAAACATATTCCCCCCACGCTCTTTGCGTCGCGGGGCCGAACGAGTTATCCACATCCAGCTCATAGCCGCAAGCGTTAAGAAGCTCTTGCAGCTTGCCGACCGCCGCGCCCTTGTCGCCGCGCGTGAGCACGGTCTTGTCCGCTGGATATTTCGGCACGCCGAAGCCGCGGATATAGCGCCCGTTGATCTCCAGCGTCCGGTAGCCGCACTCATGCTTGATGCCCTTGTTCCCCTCGAACACATTGACGCAGTTCCCGACCACGCGCGTCACGATGCCCGTGTGGTTGGGCGCGCCCGTGCAGTCCGTGAGGGCGTAGTCCTTGCGGTCGTTCCAATGGTAGAAGACCTGTTCGCCGATTTTGGGAACGTGTGCGTCGTCCTCGACCCATTGGCCGCGCGCCTGATACCACCGCATCTGCTCGCCGCAGCTGCACTCGATGGGGAGCACCTCTGTCAGGCCGCAGAGGATCGCCGCCGCGGACACCATCGCCGCGCAGTAGTCGTCCGAATAGGCGAGCTTGTAGCCGCGCGGGTGCGGGAGGTAGCTGTTGTAGGCGTCCACGATGCTTTTATGCACCGCATCGCCGCGTACAGCGCCGACCCAGCCCGTCATGGTCTCAAGAAATTTCTTCATTTTTGCGTTTCTCGGTCTGCGTGCCGAAGTAGAAGGCGATGATGGTCGTGAAGATCGTCAGAAACTCCGTCCCGCTGATGCTGCCGCGCAGGGCAAGCACCGAGAAAACCGCCGTGAGCACGATGGTCACGATGCTCTTGACTGTGAGAAGATTGGCAATTCGATTTTGCATTTCTGCCTCCTTTACAGAAACCGCACGGCGTAAAATTGCCGCGTCTGTGTGTTGATCTTGTTACACGCGCCGTTGATGGCGGCGACGTGCCCGCCGTCGAGCATGACGGCGTATTCCAGCTTGAGCTTGTCCCGACAAAAGGCGTTGACCTGCTGCGCGGTCATGTTCTTGCAGTACACGCCGTAGAGCAGCCCGCCCTTGTAGCCAAGGACGGTG